TATTAGAAATAAAAAAATATAATTTATTCAATAACTTAAACGTTTCAAACACCTCCTATTGAGTATACTTTTAATCATTTTTTTATATTTATATATATGAAGATAAAATTAACCGATAGAGATATTAAAAGAATTATTAAAGAAGTATTAAAAGAAAATAAGACTTTAGTTTCTGATGATGACATTGGGAAAAAATTAATTAATATGGGGTTTAAAATTAAAAAACTAGAAAATTTTACTCAATACGATTATAGAAGTAGGTTAAAAGATTGTAACAATAACACACCTAAAACTCTACAAGTTATTCAAAACAAAAACGATAGAAAATGGTGGATACAATATGGTGTTTGTGATACTGTTTTCAAAAAAGAAAAACTATTCGATACTCCTAAATATGAAATTATATCAAAAGTAGAAGAAATAAAGAAGAAATTTAAATAAAATATTATGAAAAATTTAAATGAAGAAGTAAACAAGGTTAAATATCTTTTTACATATAAAAAAGGTGATGTTATTACAGAGTCGATGATAAAAGAATCCTCAGACACAAAAACAATAGAGTTTTTTGAATCGGGTGATAAAATTAAATATGATGAGGGTGGATTTACAGTAGAATTAACATCAGATGTGGTAATTAATGAACCAGGAAACTTTACTTACGATATTAAAGTAATAAGTAGTAAAAATAATGAAATTAAAGAAGGAGAAACTGGGACTTTAAATTTCTTTAATTATACAGAGAACAATGTAATTGATGAATATGAGTTTTACATTGGTAAGTGGGAAAACTATGAACATCAGGGGTACCATAAAGAGAATATTAAACCCTATGAAATAAAAAAAATTAATTAAACATCAACAATGAAAACAAAAATAGACGAAACAAATTACATAAGAAGGTTAATGGGTTTAAATCTATTATCCGAACAACAAGTTTCTTTCCCCGTTTCAATTAGAGATAAGTACACTGCTTCTAACTGTGATGAATTACATGCTTTTCAGTCTACTGGTGGTGTAGTAATTGGTAATATGAATGTTATTGTTGGTGATGAGTTAAAACGATTATATGAATTGGGGTATAACCCAAAGGTTACAAAGGTTAATGTTGATGTAAATAAACAAACAGTAAACTGGGAAGTAATTATCGATAAGAGTGAAGATGGAAATGCGTGGTTAGGATTCACTAGTAGAGGTGCTGGATGTAATAACGATATAATAAATAGATCTACTTCACGAAATTCAGGAAACGATGTGGAATCATTAAAAAACAATATCATAAAGGCTGGATTAAACAAAGATGGTAATTTTAAATTAGAAAAAGTAAACGATTATATATATGATGGCGGGGAAAATAGTTTTAAACAAGTTTTTTATAGGTATAATAGACCAAATGACTACCCACAACATTCTAATCAAAATATCAACAATAAAGATTTTGATAATTATTCTGATGGTGAAAAAACTAAAAAAAGTAAATCTAGCGATGGTACATCATCATACGAACTTCCAGTTTTTTAAAGGTATGAAATTAATACCTTCACATTGGAAAAAATTTAAACAATATGAACAAATACATAGAAAGAGTAATAAAACACATAGATAAGTTTCCAATATCTGATAGATATGATATTGAAAGAATCTATGGTATCGGAAAAGAAGAATATCTACAACTGATGGAGTACGAAAAGTCTTTAATTGATAAAACTCTATTAGGTAATGTTTACAACACTTTGGATATTCCTGCGAGTGGTACTTACGATTTTCAATTTGAGATTACTGAAACACAAGTTATAGATATGTATTCTAAAGAATATGGTAATTATAGTGGTTTAGATCCAGATTGGGTGGTTGATAATATAAAAAATAGTCAATTTTTATTAGATATTCCTTTAAGAATTTATATTGATGTACTTCCTGGTGGTTTGGTGGATATTGATGGACAAACTTATGATGTAAATGTTAATCTTATTAATAATAGTGACTGGGGTTGGGAAGTAGAAAATGAAATTAAAACCATCTTTTATGAGTTTTTACAAAGAAAAGTTCCACTCATTTATAAATCATGTGGGTATCAAGTTTTTGAAATCTATCCCAACCTACCTGAATAATTAGTTGATTTAATTTTTATTAATATACCATCGACATCACTGGTAATATCATAAGTATTATATCTATTATCGTTTATAAACCCATAATCTTTAAAACTGAAAATAATTACCTCTTTGTCGTCTAACCAACCATGAATAGAATTTGTCGCATAGTCTATAGATAAAGACTTTATTAGATTTAATTTGTATGGACTTCTATAATCCTTTAAAATGTCGTCAACTCCTATCTGTATTAACATAATATAAAATAAGTCTATGTTGGTGGTGAATTTTTATATGGATGTGAAATTGGTAAATTACCTTCTAATCCCCACTTCCAAGCTAAGTAACCTTCCGCCTTTTCTAAATCTGTTAAATCTGTCCCTCCAGTACCTGTAACATCTGCTACTGCGAAGAATTCTGCTAATCTACCATCCAGTTCTTGTGACGCTCTATTTCTCATTAATCTTAATTCTTGATTTGGACTAATAGAATTATCATAATCATTAACAGGTGTGTATGCGTTGTTACCATTAACCCTATTTCCTATTTGATTACCCGTTTTATTAAACCAACAAGAAACAATTACCCAACTATCTATTGAAACACTTTGAAGATTCCAGTCTTGTAAATTACCGATTGTAGAACTAATCCTATTAGATGATAATGCATCTAAATCTAATTCACCTGGCCAAGAGTTTGAACCACCACCCGCTGAAGATATTGCGTAATCCCTTTTAGGTGATTGATTTGTTTCATAAGACCAAAAACTCTCTTTATCTGCATTAACAAAGTCTGCTAAAAATACGCCTATAGCCCAATGATTACCTGAACTAGTTTGATTCGAATATGTAGAACTTTGTAGATATTCACCATTTCCATCAAAATCAAATACATTTAAACTATTAAGTCCTCCACTAACAACTGTTGGGGTATTACCAATATTCATTGTATAAGTTCCAGCCTTATCTGTTACAGATGTTAATGTCGAGCCTGCGGTGGTATAACTACCAGTATCACTAGCATCAATCCATGCAACCGTATTAACATTTGTTGGTGTCCAATCTGATGGTGAAACATCTTGACCTAATAGTTTTAAACTAAGATTATCACTAACGATTCTACCATTATATGAAATAAACTTTTTTGCCATCTAAATTATAAATATTTAAGTTTTTATAATTGTGATATATTTATAGTAAAAAGAAATATTATGGGAAGAATATCTAAATTAAAAAGGTTGATGATGGAAGAGTCTAATAAAAAACTGTTAGGTGAAAGTGTGGTAGATATAGATAAAGTTTTAGAAGATATGAAATTTAAATTCGGATATGGTGATTTATCACCTATGTGGATGGAAGAGTTTGAAAGTCATATGGGCGAGGATTTAATTAACCAGTTATCCACAAATGAATATAGCGATTTATTTTCTGACTGGATGAATACTAAAAGAGATGGTTCTGATTATGAAGATACTGATAATGATGGAAACCTCAATAGATTAGATATTTAATAAAAATAAATTAATAAAAAATAAGTAAATTGAAAATTATAATAACAGAAAACCAACTAAAAAAAATTTATAGGATAAACGAGTCTAACTTTATTTTTCCCATTGGGAATGATAATTTTAATGTTGGTTATGATTCGCAAGGTTTGGGATCTAATGTGACACCTAAAGTATTAGACAGATACGATTCAATACACAATTCAGACTACGGTGGAGGAGATGCAGCTCACAAATCTAGAGGTGGTCATTTAGGTATAGATATTTTCGCACCAAAAGGAACACCTTTAGTTTCTTGTGTAAACGGTGTTGTTTCAAAAATAAGTAATATTAGAAATAACCGTATTGGTGGTAACACTATAAATATATTAGGTGATGATGGTAAAAATTATTATTACGCACATTTAGATAGTGTTCGTAATGATTTAGATATAGGTGATGAGGTATATAAAGGAATGTTTATAGGTACTGTTGGTGATACTGGGAACGCTAAAGGTACTCACCCACACTTACATTTTTCAGTTTACAAAAAAGATTATCGTAAAGGTAGTATCGATCCTTGGCCTTATTTAAATTCTTCACTAAAAGGAGATAAAATATTTATTATAGACAAAGAAGATGTCGTAGAAAAGGTTGATGGTGTTGTTAGTAAAAATAATTTAACTATAGAAGATATTATAGAAAATGGGGATAATAGAGAATTAATTTCTGTAGGTAGTAATGGTGAAGGTGTTTTAGAAATACAAAGGATATTACGTAACTTAAATTATGATTTAGGTAGTTTTGAAGATGCCGAAGATGGGGTTGATGGTATATTTGGGTTTATGACTAAGAAAGCAGTAGAAGAATTTCAAAGAGACGAAAATCTAACGGTTGATGGTATAGTTGGTATACAAACATCTACATCATTATATGAATACATTTAAAATTAAAAATTATGGGTAGAATAGAAAAACAAAAGAGACATTTAATAAAAGAAGCTAATCAGAGAATATTAAATGAAGTAATTATTTTAACTTACCCCCCTAAAAGAGTTTTAGTGGTTGGTTCTGAGGGTGATGATGTAAAAAAATTACAAAGAAGGTTAAAGGAACTTGGTTATGGTTTAGGTAGTAGTGGACCTAATAGTGATGGTGTAGATGGTTCTTATGGTAGTAAAACTAAAGCTGCAGTTAAAAAAGTACAAAAATTAGCTTTCCCAAACAATTACATGGAATGGGACGGACAAGCAGGTGAAAAAACAATTAAGTATTTAAATTCTGCGGGAGAAGGAAAAGAACAGGATGATGAAACAAAACCTATACCACCTAAAAAAGAAGAGGGGTGGAGAGTTTATAGTGAAAAATTAACTAAAACACCATTTAGTAATAAAGAACAGGGTGATGAATTTAGAAAATGGGTAAACGATAATCTACCGAATACTGCTAAAAAACATAAACTAGACCCACCTTCTGAAACTACTTCTTATAAAAATAGTTATGTTTTAAATACTTTAAATCAAGTGTTAAAATATAAAAATGGTGATAGAATCAGAGTTTTTGAATATTATAAATTAAAAAATCCTAAATGGAATAAATTAAAAGGTGGAGGTGGTACAGGATTAGTACTATCTACAAATATGAATCCAAGATATCAAAACAAAATTAAAACTGATAAAATTAATAGTACGAAAAAAGTAGATGGTATAATTGCTAACCCAGGAACTTTACAATGTGCCCAATTCGTAAATAATTTTAGTAATCAGTTTGATGCAACAGGTAGTGCTTGGTTAGCGCATGATTATGATTCTAAAATTGGACCAACCTCATACTCAGCGTTTAAAAATCTCCCAAAAGACAAAATAGATAAAATTATCGAATTATATCAGAAAATAGACAAATCAGGTGAAGGTGCTAAAGAAAATGGTAGTTTTAATACTAAAGTAAGAGATTTAGTAGATAGTTTAGTGCCCGCAAAGGGTACAGTAAAAAATATAGATATGGATGATGTTGTAGGTATATTTTATTACCCCTCAAAACACCATCAAGAAGCATTTTTTCAGGCTGGTGATAAATGGTTTACAGGAACTGAAGGGAATAGACAACCTGGTAATACCATAAAAAATGGTACTGGATGGGGTATGAATACTCACTTAGGTATAGTTGGGGCAACAAAATATGGTAAACCTATTGTATTTCACAATATAGGTGGTAATGTTATTAGTGAACCCGCAGATAATTTAAGAATTGCTTGGACTAAAAAAGTTGGTTAGTATTATGAAAATTATTATTAAAGAACAACAATTAAAAAAAATTATTGGTATATTAACTGAAGAAACCTATCCTGAAGCAAATGCATATCAGATACAGAAGTTTTTATTTGTAGATGGTTGGTTACCTAATGAAAGTGATATTGATGGTGATTTTAGAGATCATAGTGCGAAGGCATTTGTTAGATATTATTATGGTATTAATGAAGATAGAAATGTTGATACCGTTGGTAAGTTATACGATAAATTAACTAAAGAGGGTTATGATTTAGGTAGTAAAACAGGTAAAATTTTTGGACCTAAAATGGCGAAAGTATTATCCGATATAATTAAAAAAGTCGGTTATAAAAATACCAAAGGAAAAGATATAGATTATAAGAATTGGGATAAACAAATACCAAAAGAGGTTGAAAATGCGATAAGTTTTACTAAAAAAGAAAAAGATATTTTAGATCAGTATGGGGTCGGTGGTCTAAGGACTGATGTTGATGCAGAAAAATTTTTATTAGACATCTTTGGTGGTAAACGAGATGGACTTTTTGGCGATTTTTATGGTCCTAGTGCGAATATGTCAAAATTAACTAAAGAAGTTATAAATAATTTTAGTTGTTTAGGTGATAACCCTCCACTATCAATTGCACTGTGGATTATATGGGAAAATAGAGATAAGGTTAAAAAAAGTATGGGGATGTCTAACGATGAAACTCTTTTAACTATTATGAGATATGCTATAGGTACAACACAAAGAGAAACTAAAATGGGTAAGACTACTACAGACAGAGATGATTACGCTGAACTTATTAGGGGTATGGGTATGGGGTCTTTATTACCTAAAAAATATAGTGGACAAAGTTTAGGTGTCGGACAATTTACTAAAAATACTTGGTACAAATATGGTTTAGATAAAGTAGTAGGAGAATATAATTATTCATTTAATTGGGGTAAACAAATACTTGGTATAATGTATAGAATATGGAAAGATTATAAATTAAGTATTAGTAGGGGTGTAGGTACTACACCTTCAGTTAATCCAATAACTAAAAAACGTGTAGATGATAAAAGAAGGGCAGAAGGTAAGACTAAAATGTTTACAATAGATGGTTCAGGTAATGTTTCTTTAGATTTAGCAATTTTAGCACATAATATGGGACCAGAAAAAATACAAAAATATTGTAAAACTAATAATGAAAATTTTGCTGCACCATGTAATAAAAAAACATATCGCCCATATGATAAAGGAAACCCTAAAGATGTGGGTATACTTACAGTTTATCAAGATCAATGGATTGTGGGTTATTTCCCATATTTAGAACACAAAGGTAAGACTTCTATTGGTTATGTTGAGGAAGTACAAAAAACATATGAAAATAAAACCCAATGTTTACCTTTCGCATTGAATTATAGTGTGAAATCACCTGACACATTAGAACCTAAATTTCAAAAGTCAGAAGAAGAAATACTATATAATATAATGTATAATAAATTATCTCCAGAAAAAAAGAAAAAATATCCAAAAACACCCAAAATGTCAGGTGGTTTCGGATATGGATAATTTTATTTAAAATTACCTGTTATATATATAACTGGTTTAGGTATTCCTACTATACTTTTTTGTCTATCATTTACAGATTTAAAATCATAGACATAACTACCATCTTTAACAAATACTTCTACAGAAGGTCCGCTATCGAGTATGAAAGCATCTATCACACCATTATTTAAGGCGAAGTTAGTTAATTCCCTCATAGTAATTTTGTTACCCTTATTTGAGTGGACTATTGTTATTTCACCATTTTTGTTTTTACCAATAAGTAAACGACATACTTTTTTCTTAGCGTGATTCATATTTAACATTCTATCGTTAATGTTTTTGTTTTTAATAACCCATACGTGTGTTTGTGACAAATATTCTACATTAGAAACTTTGTTAAAAACAATGTTAGGTTTATTATTTTTGACAATAAATGAACCACCACCACTAATTTGTCTATTTTTTGTTTTACCGTCTATTACAACACCACAAGTAGGTTTTCTCTCTGCAGTAAAGAAGTTTGAGTTCACATAAAAATCAAAATCTTTTCCGACTCCCTCAGAAACGGAAAAATCCATTTTATTTTTTTTAATGGTTATAATATGATACCCATTTAAATCTAAAACTTTAACTTTTTTTGAATCGTGATTGTCGTCCACAATATCGGGAGACATAATTGATAGTAAAATGATTAATAAATAATTTAAAATTTTCATAACTGTTTATTTTTATATAACAAATATACGGCAAATATATTAAACTTCCAAATTTTTAGTAAAATTAATATATTTATATTAAAATAATACGTATGAAAATTAAAAAAAACGGAAAAGTTGTTAATCTAACCGAAAGTGATTTAAGAAAAATCGTTAAACGAGTATTAAATGAATCTACAAACGTTTTAGAAAAACAATTTTGTAAGGATGGTGATTTTAACTATGATAAATATTATAGTACAATGTGTAAAGAAAGATATGGGAGCGATAGTTTTGAAGGTTGTAAGGATGGTAAAGAATATGTTACTAATTTTAAGTTTGGTGGTGAAACATGGAACCAAAACGGATTTGCGGCTTCGAGAGTGGACTGGGTAGAGAGTTCAAATGGGGGTCAATATATATGTCCCAATGACAGAAATATTCCAGGGATTAAAAATTAAGTAATCCGTTTTGTAAAATATAAATGAAAAAATAAATAAAAATTTATGAAAAAAGTAATTAAATTAAAAGAATCAGATTTACAAAGAATTGTAAAAAGAGTAATATCTGAATCCTATGAAGGTGGATCAATACAAGTAGGTGATGTCCCTTGTGATATTCACTGTAAAAGAAAACTAGCAAAATCGGGTTCTAATGGTGATGTGGTTAAATATATACAACACCTTTTAGCGGTGAATGGATTTAACCCAAAATATCAAGGTGGTGGTATTGGTTTGGAGTGTGGTGACCTATATCAAGGTTGTGACGGAAAATATAGGAAACACACTAAAAATGCGGTTATAGAATTTCAAAGGAAGTATAAGTTAAGTGTGGATGGTGTAGTTGGTTACGATACTTTAAATAAAATGTGTGAAGTACTTAAACCAGGATCAGCAACACGTAAAGAAACTTTAGAAGCTTATAATAAATTATGTATTAAACAATGTCAATGTAAAAAATTGTCTTCTGATGAACCATTCCCAAAAAGAAAATCTCCTATAAAAAGTAAAGAGATAGATTTTGATGATATTGGTGTTTATAACCCATTAAATAAAGTTAAATGTGAAACATTAAAATCTTGTGTTTATAAATATATTCTTACCGATAAAGGGTTATTACCATCAGGAAAAGTTGACTTTACAGGTTTTAGGGGGTGTCTGGGGTTAAATGATGTAGATTTACCTGATACACCTAACCCAAAAGAGGGTTGTACAGATGGAAATGGAAACCGTTTGTGTAGTGTAATACCAGAACCAATTCCATTTGGAAGAATGACTACTGCAGTAATGGGTTATTATTATGACCCATCAAAAGGTAAATGTGTGTCCGTAAGTGGTGGACCCGCACCATTTCGTCAAATGAGGAAATGTGTGGAATGTTGTGAAAGGAAAAAATGATGAAAATTATTATAAATGAAAAACAATATAAAACCATTTTAAAGGAATCTTATTACGATTCAGATAAATTATATTCAAAACAATATATAGAGAATATCACAAGAAACGCAAACAGAGATATTAAAAATATTGTTAGGAGTTTAGAGGTAATTGGTTGTACAGATAGTAATGGTAATATGTCACAGTGTGTTAGAATACCAGAAGTGTTATTTGTTTATATTAGTGGAAGATATTAATTTTTTATTACCTACACATTGAAACTTTGGGCTATCCTCCCAAAGTTTTTTATTTGTACCCTTTATCTTCATATGACAATTATGTTTCTTACCCCATTTTTTAGAATGGTTAATAATTGTGTCATTATTTTTGTTCCTTATAACCCAAGGACACTCTATACAATTTTTCATTTATCTTTTTTATTTATTTCATCATCTATTAGTGACATCATATATAAAAACACCACTGAAATAACTCCCAAAATAATATAATAACCCATATAAATAAATATAAGGGTAACCACCTTAAAAGTTTTGTACTACTCTTAATAGGTATCTCTCATCAAACTTATTAGGTTCACACTTAGCACATGAATAATCCTGTCTAGGTCTTCTATACCTTGGATTCTCACCACCGCATGTATCACAGACTAAAGTATACTTATGTTCTATACTTTTAACCTGACTACTATCATAACATCTAATACCATTACAACCAATAGACTTTGCAACATGAACCCATCGCTTACAATGACCACTACCTCTACTACCATGTATCTTATAAGAAAGTGCGTGTGCTATCTCATGTAGTATGGTATCATTAATCTGAAAGAAGTTATCTAGGTTATTAGTGGCGAGTGGTTTTGATAGACTTATCACTTTTCTTCTATAAGAACATAACCCAAAACGTCTCTTAGCGTTATCGAATTTAAATTTGTATCCTAATTTATTGGGCGCCAACCTGTGAACCTTCCCATTGACTTCCACTCGATACTCTGTTTCCATTAACTGTTTTGCGTGTGACTCAACGTCTTTAATTGATTTGAAACTCATAATTGTTTAATTTTGTTATACAAATATACGAAAAATATTTTAATCTACCAAATTAAATTTTTTAAAAATTAATTATATTTAATATATAAATAAGATATGGAAGACGAATATGAGTGGTATCCCGATCAACAAATTTAACCTAAAATTTCGTAATAAAAATATAAATCATTACCGTCAACACCAACAAACATTTGACGGTAATTTTTTTTGTTTAAAAATTTGGTTCTTTCCTCACCATCACCTTCTTTAAATCTTACTATTTTACCATTAACACCTTTAACCTTATCCCACTTTAATTTATAATTGTTAGGTAATGTAGTTATAGGACTTTTCTTTTCTATAATATTTTCTCTTTTTTTCGGAGTATCACTTTTAATTGTTTGACTTTTTACTTTTTTTCTTCTCATATCACAAATATATAAATTTTTATATTAAAAACCAATATTTATTAAATAAATGTTTAGTTAATGGACTTAATTAGAAAAATATTAAGGGAATATGATGAAGATAATGAAGATGATAAAACAATCTTCGAAAAACAAATGTTCCCTGAAAAGGTATATCAAAAGATATTCAGAATTTTTGATAAACATATAGAATCTAACCCTAATTTTATTTTTGATTTTTTACAGAATTTAAAGCTTGATGATAAAAATATTCAAACTACGGACCTAGAAAGTAATATAATCTATAAATATTTAACTGAACATAAAGATAGACCCAATTCATATATAAAAATTAGTTTTTTCCCTTCGGAAATGTCATCTTTCTTTTGTGATGATAGAGATTATGGTATTCGAGATATGGTTAGAAAATATTTTAGTTTTGATTATGATTATGGTGCACATTACGATTGTTATGATTATGACGATCACTATTTTGATAAAATAGATAAAGAGAATTTAGGTATAATGAAGGAACATTATTTAAAGAATTTAGAGGGTGAACCTTCTGAAGAAGATTTTAAAGAATTTGTTGAAGAAGAGTTTGGTGATTATATTGGTTGTGCATTAGGGGACGCTCAACATAGTGCGGACATAGATGCATTACACTCAGACTTCGAAGAAGGTATAACAGATTATTTATCCAATTTTGATGGGGGTTTACAAAATCAAACAGATGAAGGAGGTGTTAAAGGATTTGGTTTAGAATACGTAGGACAAGTAGAATTAGGTGATATTGCATCATCAGAAAGATTTAAATCACAACTGAACGCAGAATTAACACATGGATACCCAACATTTTTAGAAATTTTAGATGGTATACTGGAGGACGAAAGAGAAGGGTGGGGAATGGAATACAACTCTTTCTTACCAGAAGATTGTATATCAATAAACACCTATAAACATTTTAGATATGGTGGTGCGGGTGATATTGATTGGAAGTATTTTAATGAGATATTATTGGATAGGATAGATCATTATTAAATAATTTTGTATATTTATAAAATATGAGAACAAAAGATAAAAGTAACAATATAAAAAAGGTTAATCTTCTAATGGAGATGAGGGGACATTTAATAAATGAAACTCCACCTTACTATCCAGATATGAGTGATCCTGTTGTTGCACCAAAAGCACAACATGGTTATTTAGAAGGTGACTCACCAGAGTTGATAGGGAAAGAGGTTTGGTTCCACACAAACAGACATAATATAATGCACAATAAGAATGGTGCGTTTGGTGTTTATGGTAGAAATAGAAGAGGTAGAAAAGATAGTACTCCTGGTATCATAGGTTATACAAATGATTTATTATTGGGTGGTGATATAAATTTCGATATAAGTCCTGGTTATCACAAAATTATGAGAACTACCAAAGACGCTGGTGAGATGTCAAAACGTTCACAAGTTGTAGGTGTAGGTGGTGTAGTACAAGAATTACCTAATGATCCCGTAACACTAAAAGATGTATCTGAAGAAATTAAATATAATCCTTTTATTTCTGATTTCTTTCATACCTCAGATGGGGCTAATAAAGTGGTAGGTGCGGAGTTCGTGTATGCTGAATATCGTCCAGATGGTAGTTATTCATTACACGCCATTAACCCTATTTTAGAACCATTTAAAATGGGTGAATACAATCCAATCTAATATGGAAAAAGGTATAAGTAAAATATTAAATAGGTTAAATAAAAGATTTAATAGGGTAACACAACCCACAAAATCTTATGATTTATATGATGATGTAATTAGTTTGTCGATTAAATACATTTCACCAGAAATTTTAAGGTATGGTATAGATGAACGTACTGATATTTATTATTATCTATTAAAAAATTGGATTAGAGATAATTACGGTAATGGTAAATTAGCTTTACCTGGTGATAGAATAAGACTTATTAAAATGAATAACGACCCCAACCCAATAGAATCTGGGGTAACGGGAACAGTTAAAGAAGTAAACTCAATCCAAATGTTTGGTGAGGATCAATTAGTTGTTGATTGGGACAATGGTAGGGGTTTAAACTTAATAGTTGGTGAAGATGAGTTTGAAGTTATTGAAAAGGGACAAGAATGAAACGATTAATAAAGAATATATTAAAAGAAGAGTTTAAAACAGAAACTAAAGATATTACTGAGATTAGTATTGATTTACTACATAAGGCGGCAGATAGTTTCGCAGAGGGACTTAGATATATAGAGTCTGCAATACAATTCGCATATCAAACTAACAATGAAGATATGATAAGAGACTTAGAAAAGTTAAGAATGTCAATACAGAGTGGTAATGATAAAGTGTGGGAAGAAAGAGATGAAAGTATGAACATAATTAATAAAATAAACGAAATTATAAAAAAATATAGTTAAATGAAAAATAGAATCAAAAAAATATTAAAAGAGGAAAAGATATCACTTAATGAACATTATTTCGATGGTAAAGAACTAGTAAAGAATGAATTAATTAACACCATTACATCTGAAATGATAAGTACATTAGATTATGCAGATAGAATGGGTTTTGATGGTACACTTAACTATGATGATTTAACTGAGATACTTGAAGAGGTATTTAGAAATACTGAGTACTTATTTAGTGAATAGTACTATAAAATTAATTAAATGAAAAGATTAATTAGGAAAATAATAAAAGAGGAGTTAGAGGGAGTTGATAAAAAATTCTGTGATAAAGTTGTGAATAGACTTTTATCTGATGTATATATTAAAGAAGTTGAGGATGATAATAGACCTTATACTTTTGGTACTTTAGGTGAATTGTATGATATTTACGCATTAGACGAAGAATTAGACGATATAAGGTCTAATAACGAAATTATTAATGAATTGGGTTGGGGTTATGATTACGATAAAGAAGATCCATACGATGAAGGATATTACTATAAAATGGACAATCCTGATGATCTCTATGATTGGGATGAATTTTCAATGGAGGTAGTATATGATTGGTTACATTATCAAACAGAAAAGGGTAAAATTGAATTCGATGAAAATTTAGGTGATAGTGGGGAATGGGTTTTACCAAACAAAGATATTTTAGTCAGAATGAAACATTGTAATTTTGGTTGTGGGTTAGAATATAATTACGTAAATGAGACTTACACAATAGGTGGTTGTTCTGGACAAGGTAATAGGATTGAAATTATGAGAGTTATTAAGAAAGACTATGGTATAGAAGATAGTGGCTTAATAGAATGTATAGTGGAATCTTTTATGTATAAATTACCACAAAGAATAAGTGAATTAGGTCTATTATCAAACTACACATCTACTGCACAAAAAAGTATAAAAAAAATTAATGAGTCAGTTATTGATGATTTTATTGAGTTTGGTAAGAAAGAACTATCTTTAGATGATGACTTTAGAGTCAATTTAACAAGTAATGGTGACGATATTGAGACACTTGCGAACTATGATATGTTAGACAACGAAATAAACGTTTTAACGAAAGATAGGGCGGACGCAGATATCATAAGATCCATCGCACACGAAATGATTCATCATCAACAAAATTTGAGAGGAGATTTAAGGGGTAATCCAGAAGAGGGTGAAGATGGTTCTCCTTGGGAAGATGAGGCGAACGCTAAAGCGGGTGTATTAGTCAGAAGATTTGGAAAAATTAATCCAAAGATTTACGATATGTAAATTTTGTTTCCTACAGATATATTATTAGATTCACAAAAACCTTCGTTAACTTCTAAGTTACCATCAGATTCTACAGATGGTTTAATAGAGGTTTCATCGTGTGGTAACGCTTTTTGAATGTCCACAATTTCATCACCGTTAATGAAAACCATTTCAATTGGGAAATTAACATTCTTCATCCAAAAACCACCATCAACGTAATCGTAGAACATACCACAATTATCACATAGACTATCTCTAAACATTAAACCAGTCATTTTCTCTTCATCGGTAGATGGTATCTCACAATTAACAACAACTTCTTTTCCATTACAATTAGTTATTGTTAATTCACAAGATTTTTTAAATGGTACAGAAACATCTTTTAAAACTAAATCTAATAATTTCATCTTATTTTGTGAGTATAAAATATTTTTTTATCATCTTCATAATCAACATTAAAACTATGTTTTTCGTATAAACTTTTAGCTGGTAAATTAGATATATCACTAATTAAACAAAGGTACTGATGATTATTATCTTTAACTATATTTTTACATTTATCTATTATTTTACCCGCACACCCTTTATTTCTATTATTAGGTTCTACAAATAAATCAAAAAGATATAATGAGTTATCAGTATTTAAATTTTCATTATTATTATATAAATCATAATACTCATTATCTATGACACCACCGAAATAAGGTGAATATAGAGTAGTCCTACCTACCACAGAATTGTTTTCATCTATTAATTCGATTAACAACCCTTCTTTATTATATAAATCACCTTTTTCGTTAAAAGTATATTTTTCTTCATTTATTAAATCATAAAGTTTCATATTAATAAATATTGACATTATTGTAAAATTTCATTATTATTAACATATAAAAAATATATATTATGCCAAAAAGTAAACATAGAAAAAATCAAAAACAAAAATCTAGGGCGAGAACTGAAAGAATTAAAGGTGAACAAAGACGAGCACAAAAAATGTTTCAAGAAGAGTTTATGAAAGAAATGGAAAAAATAAGGGATCGTCAAATGGAAATAGAAGAGGTAGAAGTAAAAGAAAACTCAAACAATCAATAAAGTTTAGTTTTTATTAGTTCTGTTATATTTATTATTAAATATTAAGATGAAAATAAGGATAACAGAATCCCAACTAAATAAAGTACTCAACGAGGTGGGTGGGTATGATGATAGAGATATCATGAATAAACATGCACAGAGTATACAGGCGCCTTTATTGCAAACATTAGCTTCCACAGTTGAAGTATTACAATCTTTTGTAGAAATGGCTGCGAAAGGTAAATTAGAAAATAAAGAAATGGTAACTAATTTCATATCCAACCTAACTATGAAAATAGATCTGGATGTGGATATGATAGATAGGTTAAAGGGTGAGATTTATTTAGATGCAGATTTTAAAGATTTAGTTACTGAGTATAAGTTATCCCTAAAAAGAATACAAAATTATTTAAGACTACTTTATTCGGATAAAATAGGTATGTCTTATGATATGACTAAAACGGAACTGATTAAATCAGTTTTAAGTCAAATAGAAAGTATTGAAGATATGATAGAAAAAATGTCATTGATGTTTCAATCAGTTCATGGTAGATACCGAAGTAGGTTAAACATGAATTAATAACGTTTTTAAAAAATAAAATTATGAATAACGAACAAAAAGCACAATTATACCATTCTTTATTGTTAAGTCACGATAAGTTAGACGGTCAAATTGCAGACATTAAATCAGAATCTGCTGGTATGGAATTAAATGAAGTACAAAAAGGTAAGTAAAAGTTACTTGAACAACAAAAGGATGAGTTAGTTAGAAAGGCAATGTCTCTAATGAATTCGTAGAATGAAACTAAGTGAGTCTATAAGAAATATATTAAAAGAAGAGGTATCTAAAGAGATACAAAAAAAACTCGCTAATACTATATTAAAAAGAAGTTATAATTTAAGATATAAGCAACTCACTGATCTTAGAAATGATGATGGTAAGTTAGCTAACAACGTATTAGGTGAAAACTACGAAAAATTCTTAGACAAATTGTATGGATACCTTAAAAACGATAAATTAGATGATTTATCTAATGCATTAAGAATTGCATTATCTACCGATAAAACGTATATTGAGGAAATAGGTAAATTAAAATATTATAATATGTTGTTATCTGAGATGGGTATTCGTAGGCCAGAAGCAATTAAATATTTTATAGAGTTTATTTTAAGTCATGGTGGTGACGATATGAAAGTTGATGTGGTTCACACCGATTCTGACTTATGGGATTATGTATATGGTAAAGTGAATGATATAAGATGTAATGACGATTTTTTTAGGTATTTTTGGGACGTATATTTAGAGAATAAGGCGGATCATTGGTATCAAAATACTAAAGAGCGTCTTTGGAGGGATATTCTACCAGATGTAGAAGAAAAAATGGAAGATGAGGAATTTCAAGAGGAGTGGGGAGTTTCTTTTGATAGTTTGGATAGTGAAAAAAGTTATTTTTATACATATTGGCACTACCCAATAGATTCTTTAGGTTGGGATAGAGATGATTTATGTGAATGGTATAAAGAAAATTTGGATCATAACGATTTCTATGAAATGATTAAAACCTATAAAGGTAAATCAATAAAACAATTAAATGTTTTCGGTGTACCTGATAGTCAAAATAGTAATATGTTCTATGTAATAGATAAAGGGTTATTTTTTTAAACGTTTAATCCTCCTTAATGCATTCCTAGACTCATTTGTTATCTTAGAACCTTTATCTAAATTCTCTGTATAGTGAATAAATCTTAGATTTTTGATATTTCCTACCTTTTCTGGTGGGATTTTTTCTTTATAACCCATAGAAATGGGGTAAATATGGTCTAAATGGTGGTTTTTCCACCCTCTTTTGTCAGAATTTTCCAAAATATATAAAGGTTGTTGTTCTGTAACCTCCCAAACCATCGCATAATACAACTTTTTGTCTAAATCCTTAATATTTTTGATTTTTTGTTTGATTTTTGGGTATTTTTTTGTAATTTTACGAATTGAGTACCTAATTTTATCCGTTTTTCTCTTATGCAGACTACTTTTAGCGGTATTTTTACCATTTTTACGTCTATTTTTATTGTTTTTTATTGGAATTCCCATATATTTATAAATATGAAAATTATTATAACGGAAAACCAGCTAGAAAGGATAATTTTAAACGAAAATAAATATACAAAAAGTAATGTAACTTTTAATGATATATGGTATTGTAATAAAATGGTTAAATGTTATGAAAATCAAGATGGTGATAAAAGTCCACTTTATTTAGTACAAAAAAGATTAATAGAAGAGTTAAATAAAAACCCAAAAACTAAAAAATGGGTAATAGATAATAATTTTACCGCAGATAAATCTTTTGGTCCTACTACTGCTAAGGCAATTGGTATGTATTACACTAATGGTAAGAAAGAATTTGAATGTCCTGTTAATATTGGTCGTAAGTTATTGACAAAGTTAGGATTTGAATCGCCAGAAGAATTAACAGAAGATGAAAAAATATTGGCGATTACATTAACTATGGAAATGTCTAGAGATAAAGAAAAAGAAATTAAAGCTATATCTAATATAATTGCAAATAGAGTTTATATACGTAATATGACACCAGTGGATGTCGTATTAGAATCTTCACAATTTTCTGGATGGAATGATTATAAAGGGGTGGGGATAAATACTGTTTTGTGTAAAGAAAGGTCATATGAGGATGACTCTTGGGAAACTGCAATAAAATATGCGAAATTATTATTGTCAGGTGCAAACTTTTCGGATAACACTAATGGTGCAACGCATTATTATAACCCATCAGTAATAATACCATCTTGGGGTGTTGGTAACGATAGTTGGGTTTCACACGAATTAGGATTAATTCATGAGTTCGGTAGGGATACGGATACTCGTTGGGCTAAAAAACCAGTTAAAAGAAAATAACTATTTAATTTTTAATAAAAACGATATATTTATATAATAAAAACTAAATTATGAAATACATTATTTCTGAAAATCAATACAAAATATTATTGAAAGAGGATAGAGTAACCTTTTTAAAAAACCAAAATGTTATTGATCCTAAAATATTAGATCAATCAGTTGAGGGTGAAGATGAAAAAGATGGTGAGAGAGAACCTGGTGGGATGAAACCTAAAAAGTTTAAAGTTGAACCTATTGAAAATCATGAGGGTATAGATATTGCGTATATCGTAACTAAAAAGAATAAACAATCTATTAAGTTAACTGATTTAATATTTGAAGATATAGTAGATGCTGACCCATCAAGTAATAAACAATATGTTCAGTGGATGATAAAAGTGTTTATGACACATATTAAAGAAGGTGAAATCGAACAAGCAATTAGATTTTTGTCTGAAGATTTACCCGAAGCAAATGAATTCTTAGAAGTATTCGATAAAGTAAAAAATAAAAAGGTATTTAAAAGAAGTGCACCTAATAGACCAAACGCACCACAAAATGTTACAGACATTAACCAATATAGTACTTTAGCACAATTATATTCTGTAGTTAGTCCTTTTGTTGGAATGGGTGATGACGATGATGATGATGATGATGGTGAAAGTAAACTTTGGAAAAAACTTAAAAAGTATATTGATTTAGGTGAAGCTAAATTGGCTTATAGGGATAATGATGTATTAGTATATATGCCACAGACTATAGAATCTAGTTGTGAACCACTAGGTCCGTTAGCTTCTTGGTGTACAAGAAGAGAAGGTAATAGTTATTTTGATTCTTATAGACAAAGAAAGAAACCTGATGGTTCATTATCCGATTATTACGTAGTAATGCCTAAGAAACTTTTTGATGGTGATGATGAAGGTGGGGTATTCCCATTACAAATCCATTTCGAATCCAATCAATGGCACGATAAAAACAATAGTTCTATTGAGCGTAATGGTAGGTTACAAGAAATATTAAAAAGGTTTCCAGGACTTAATAATTTTCTTAAAGATGAATTGGGTGCGTTGGTAGAAATGGACGCTAGAGGTGGTAAAGGACTTATGGATAGCTCATACGTTAAATACTTAAATATGGTGGGTGGTAAAGCTTCCGATCATATTAGTCCTGAAGCATTCGAAGAGGGTGTGGCGAATATTAGAAAATTAGCTGGTGAACAAAATGTACCATTACAACAAAACAAATACTTAAAGTGGTTAATGGAAAATACTGATGGTGTTGTAGTAACAGACTTCTTAGATCCAGAAACTACAGATAGATTAGACTTTAGTGGTATGAATATAGGTACTATACCTGACCTAACTAAGTTTACTAATTTAGATGCGATATTGGCAGAAGGTTCAAATATAACTGAGATGCCTTCGATAGATAAACTACCTATGACTGCACCACTAACTATGTTGTCATTTCAAAATAATGACATCACAGAAGCACCCCCAAAAGGGTATGAAAAGTTACCAAACTTATTCTCAATAAATCTAAAAGGTAACCCTATTAGTAAAATTAATGTGGATGTAGTTGAAAAACTATTGGACTTGGATGACTTTATTAGATTAGCAATTGACGATGATAGAATAGAAGCGTTACCACCAAAAAACAAAAAAGAGTATCAAGACTTAATCGGTGGTAGTTTAGGTTCGTTAATCACATCAAGATAATAATATAAAAATAAATTATATAAAAATGAAAAAAGGTAAAAAAACAATTAGACTTACAGAATCAGAAATGGTATCGTTGATTGAAAGAATCGTTAACGAAGTAAAAAGAGAAAAAAGAAATCAAATCTCTGAATCAAGAAAACCAAATAATAGAAGACGTAGAAGATAAACTTTATTAAAGTTTATATAGTAAATAAGTTAATAAATGCACTATAGATTATAGTGCATTTTTATTATCTCTTTATCTATTTCAGAATATTCTGTAACCTCAGTCCATTTCTGTTGGAAAATACTTTTTTCGTATCTATAACTATCATTGGGAAACCCAATTGACTGAGTTAGTTCTTCCCTTAGTAGATGTTTTTGTTGTTTAACATTTCTAGTATTTATAGTATTAATAAAAACTTCTGAAAATAAAATTTCACTTTTATCATAACTTGAAGGGTACAATGCGAACAACCCCCAGTTAGTTTTCAATATTTCAGAGTCACTAAAGTCTTTTATATATCCCATATAATTATTTGGTGAACCAAAATAAACTAATATATTATAATCATTTCTATCTTCAGTAACACTAATATTTATAGATTCAATTAGTACATTCAGTTCAGAAACAATTTTATTTAATTCAGAAATTAAAATTTCATTTTTATCGCCACCAACTAAGATCTTAATGTCTTTTTTATATTTTGTAGGTGTAAGTTCACCACTCCACTCAGTTTTACTACAAATCTCATAATAATATTCCTTTACTACTTCAGTTTGTGAATAACTACTAACAGATACTAATACTAATAATAATGTGATTAAATTTTTCATATTGTTTGATTTTATATTACAAATATAAGAATAAGTTTTTAATCTACAAAATTTTTAAGAGATTTTTATTACAATTTCCTCTTTTGACTTAGAATAACTAACTTTTATTGTTTGTCCTTCTTCTACCCTACCACTTAGAATTTCTTCAGAAACAGGATCCTCAATATGTTTTTGTATTGCCCTATTTAAAGGTCTTGCACCATACTCTTCATCATAACCAACTTCCACTAAATGATCTTTAGCGGTTTTATTGATTTGTAATGTATAACCTATTTCAGAAACTCTACTAACTAATTTATTAATTTCTAACTCAACTATCTTACCTATCTGTTCTTTGGTTAGTGATTTGAATATAATAACGTCATCTAATCTATTTAAGAATTCTGGTGGGAATTGTTTTTTAAGTTCATCAGTTAATAAACTTTCTTTTATCTCATCTTCTCTTTCCATTTTAGATTTTGTACCAAAACCTACACCAGTCCCAAAATCACTTAGTTTCTTAACGCCAACATTAGATGTCATAATTACCATACAGTTTTTAAAGTTTACCTTTCTACCCGCACTATCGGTTAATTGTCCATCATCTAACATCTGTAATAGTGTATTGTAAATGTCTTTGTTGGCTTTCTCTATTTCATCAAACAATACAATAGAGTAAGGTTTTCTTCTTACCTTTTCAGTTAGTTGTCCACCTTCTTCATGTCCAACATAACCTGGAGGAGAACCAATTAATCTGGATATAGAATGTTTTTCTTGAAATTCTGACATATCCATTCTAATAAGAGAATCTTCATCACCGAACATAAACTCCGCCAATTTCTTCGCAATATGTGTTTTACCAACACCTGTGGGACCTAAGAACATAAATGAACCAATAGGTTTCTTTGGGTTTCTTATACCTACTCTATTTCTTCTAATAGATTTGGCAATCTTTTCCAACGCCATTTCTTGTCCGATTATGGTTTTTTCCATATCTTTTTCCATATCTAACATTCTCTTACCCTGATCACCACTAATTCTCTTTAATGGTATACCTGTCATAGATGCAACAACTTCATTAACATCTTCAGTAGTTATTAGTGTTCTATCTTTAGATAAACTTTCTAACCATTTATCTTTCTCAATATCTAATTTTTCATTTACGATTCTTTCTTCATCTCTAAGTCTCGCAGCTTCTTCGTATTTTTGTTTTTTAACTACCTCACCCTTTTTTTCTTTTATCTTTAAGATGTCACCTTCTAATTTACTAATAGATTTAGGTGGTTTAATATTAATTTGACTTTTAGAACCTACCTCATCCATAATATCAATTGCCTTATCAGGAAATTCTCTATCAGTAATGTATCTGTCTGCCATTTTAACACATTGTTCAATGGTTTCTTGTGGATAGTCTACTTTATGGTATGACTCATATGAATCTTTTATTTTATTCAAAATCTTAATGGTGTCTTCAACAGAAGGTGGTTCAATAATTACTTGTTGGAATCTTCTTGTTAGTGCACCATCCTTTTCAATGTGTTCTCTAAACTCATCTAAAGTAGTTGCACCAATTAATTGTAAATCACCTCTCGCTAAAGCGGGTTTTAATACATTCGCAGCGTCCATAGAACCACTACTATTACCAGCACCAACTACATTGTGAACTTCATCTATAAATAATATTACGTTATCTACCTCCATAAGTTCATCAACTACACCTTTAATTCTTTCTTCAAATTGTCCCCTATACTTAGTACCCGCAACTAAAGAGGTTAAATCTAAAGAAACAATTCTTTTATCTAATAACGTTCTAGGTGCTTCACCTTGCACTATTTTAAGTGCCAACCCTTCTACTATTGTAGTTTTACCAACACCTGGATCACCAATAATAACAGGATTATTCTTTTTCTTTCTCGCCAATATCTGTGCAACTCTTCTAATAGAGTCATCTCTACCAATTACAGGATCAATTTTACCTTCTGACGCTCTTTTAGTTACGTCTATGGAAAAATTATCCAGTATGGGAGTTTCAGTATTCTTACTTTTGATTTTTTTCTTTTTATAACTACTACCCTCACCTTCAGTTTCTGCAGGTTCAATAGAACTGACTATATTACTCTTACATTTCTTATAACTAACTTTCATAGTTTTAAAAATGGTACTCATTTCACTTTTAACTTTTATAGATGCTAATAATATGTGTTGGGTATCTAAATAATTATTTTTTAAAGTGTCACATTCTTTTTCCGCACCTTTTAATATGTTTTCTGTAACATCGTCTAATGGGATATCTTTAGAGTTAGTTTTAACATCAACAAAATCATCTTTTTCTGTCATAAGTTTTTTCTCAATTTTCTTATGTAGTTTATCCACATCAACACCCATTTTTAATAACGTTTTAATTGCGTTATTATTATAATCGTTAATTAATGATATTATAATATGTTCTATTCTAACTACATCATCACCATAATACTTCGCTTGTTTTAACGACATATTTATGATTCTCTTCACTTTTGGTAACACATTTCTCATAATAAATTTGTTTTTTTATATAAATATCATTATCTTTGTTTCAAAGTTAGTTATAATATTATGGAAAGTCAATACAAATTACAATTAGGTGATACAAAAATCGTACTAAAAGATATGATTGCGAGAAATGAAAAAGTGGATATGATATTTACATCACCACCCTACTTCTCAATGAGAAAAAATTATAGTGGTAATGATGACGGTGAAATAGGTTCTATTCACGTTGACGATTACGCAGATTGGTTTTTAGAATTTACTGAATTATTTCTTAAAGTTTTAAAACCTAATGGTAGTTTCTTCCTTAATATAAACGATAAAATTGATAAGGGTGTAGTTCATCCAGTTATTGATGAATTAAAGTATAAGATGAGAAAACAAGGTTGGCATATGGTTGCGAAACCTTATATATGGTTTAAGAAAAACGCCATACCAACAAACTGTAAATATAGGGCGATAGACAGATATGAGTACGTCTTCCATTTTTCCAATTCAAACAAACCAAAATTTAGGGCAGATAATTGTAGAACAGAACACTCTGAAGTAACTAAAAAACGTTTTGAAAAACCAGTAACTACAATTAATTCTAGAGATGGTGTATATGATTCACAAATGAGAGAGTTAAATTCTAAAGGTTCATTACCACATAATGTGGTTATTGCGGCTTCAGAAACAAATCCAGGTATTTTACATCCAGCACCTTTTAGTGTTGAACTAGCAGAGTGGTTTGTAAAAATAGGTTGTGATGAAAATGACATTGTTTTAGATCCGTTTGCGGGTTCTTCCACTACGGGTGTGGCATCACTTAAAAACAATAGAAAGTTTATAGGTATAGACTTAGTGGAGTTTAATATTAACTTTGGTAGAAAAAGAATGAACCACTATTTAGATACTGGTGAGACATTTATCCCTAAAAATATGTTAGATGAAAAGGGTATAGATGTCAATTATTACAAAATTAAAGGTAAACACATTAACAACCCCTGACATTTTGTCATATTTTATCTAATGGTATGCTATTTGACTAATGTGGTTTAAATAATAATATCAAAAAAAAAACAAAAATGAGTAAAAATTTTTTAAATTTAATGAGAGAGTTTGAAGGTCTTTTTGGGGACGATGTTTTCCCAACATATAATAATCTAAGGTTAAGGTATACCCCACTTAATAGAGAAAGAAGTGGTTTTGAGAATAATTTACCCCCTACTAATGTTTTTGAAGACGAATGGGTTTATAAGTTTGAGATAGTTACTCCAGGATTAACCAAAGAGGACATATCAGTAGACATTAAAGGTGAAACCTTAACATTTAAAGCTTCTAAGGAAGTAGATAAAACTGATAAAGGTGGATATATAACTAAGGAATATCATTACCATAAATTTGAACGTTCTTTTGAGTTACCTTCCAATGTTGTTAGTGAAGAAATTTACGCAAAAACAGAGAATGGTATTACAACTATTTTCTTACCAAAAGAAAAACCCACAAAAACAAAGTCCTACACAAGAAAAGTAAATATAGACTAAAATTATTTACTACTACTAACAAAAAAATCCATATCTTTACAAGTTATGGATTTTTTTTATATTTGTAAATATGGAAAATAAAAGTATTATACAAGTACCTGTAAGTTCAATATTTAATAGATTTAGTCACTATAAATTAACAAAAGTAGGGGATACTATCGACATGAAAAAGTCATTTAAAAAATATGCCTTATCAGTTTTATTTTTAACTATTTTTTCATTAGTCGGTTTACCTTTAACAATTTTATTACCTAATAACACATTTTATTTTTTTTATAAAAAAACTAATGTAGACTTTTTAAATCCTTTAGCTTATGATGTTGATAACATAATCATTAAAAGGTTTGTTTTTATAGTAATGGCATTAATAACAATTATATTGTACCCTTATATTGTTTATGTAACATATAATACCGATTATGAAATGATTAATTATAATTGGGGTGGTTTATATAATAGTTTATTAACTAACGGGTACAAACCAAATAAGTTTGAGGTTGGGCATATAAAAGTTTATAAATATAAAAAATCTTATATTTGTAATGACGGAAACCATAGACATAAAATATTAGAAAAAATATATCCAAAAGATAAACTAATAGAAGTAATATTAATGTCTAAACCATATGTTAAAAAATAAATTTATAAATTATTACATATTTAATTTGATATAATAATATTTTTTTATTATATTTGTGATATGATACCAAGTGCACCGACATTCAGAAAAATAGTGATACTTCTTAAAGACGAAGAAGGTAAACCTACAGATAGAGTAGAATATGAAGATTCTGCTATGGTTATAACAGGTAATTATGTGTTAATAACCGAAGAAAAAAGAGTTTCAATTAGCGATCCCTCCGAAATAAAAGGGGATGTTTACGAACTTAAAAATATACATTCATATAAACTTTTAAAAGATTAATTATGGTTTTAATAAAACACGAAGAAAACGGATCTATAGAATGTCTTTATGACTCATCTAATATTTTAGGTTCTAAGTACATTGTCAACCAAAAAAAATTGGCATTAATTTTTAATTCTGGGAGACAATATGTTTATGAAGGTGTCACCTTTACAGATTACACAAAATTTGAAAGGGGTGAAAGTCAAGGAAAATTATTACATAGTATAATAAAAAAATATTCTTATTCACAATCAAAAGAACTGGTAGATGTATTACCTTTAGTTGAACAAATAGAAAAAATAAAAAATACGTTATGAAAAAACCCTCTTATCAAATAAAAAAGATTATGGTTAATAGTGGTAAGCCCCAACACGTAATTTTATTAGACTCAACAGGTGTGGTTTTTGAAACCAATAAATTTGAACAAGCTTCTAAGTTATGTGAAATACTAAACACAAATTCAGATAGTGGGTGGAGATACGAAATTATCACAATAGTAAATAAATAGAAACGGGCGTTTCGATTAATAATAATAAACAAAAAAAAATAAAGTTATGGGATACGAATCAGCAGTAGTTTTAGTAACGGTCTTGTCTACAATAAGTGTATGTGCACTAGTACTGAGTATTATTAATATATTCGGTAAATTGGAAGGTAAGGTCGATGTTATACATTTAATGAACATCCAACGTAAAATAGAAGAAAGAATAGAAGACAACTATAGGTTAATAGATAGAAGTGTAGAAGATATACACAACATATACGACAATAAATATGAAAAGTTGTATGATTACATAAGTAAGGTTGATAAAAGGATTGATTCTAGGTCCGACAAATTAATTGACCATATGTGTAGGGAGATGAATGTCCTACACGATAAAATAGATAAAGAAGAAAAAAAGTTACTTAACGATTAAATAGTAATACGCCCATTTCTATTTTTTATGATATTTATCCATAAAGAAACATATTTATTATTATGGATATAAAAAGAATCTCAGAACAAGAAGTTAGTGATATAATACAAAAGGAAGATATTGACTTATCTTCTTTTGAAGTTCAGTCAACACTTAACCCAAAAATATTCGATAAAGAACAACACATGCATGAAGACGTAAGGAGAAGACTTCTTATGATTGCAGATGATTTCTTTGAAACTTTAAATGTAGGTTGGGTAGATATCGATGATATCATACTAACAGGTAGTTTAGCCAATTTTAATTGGTCTAAATTCTCAGATGTAGATTTACATATACTAGTTAATTTTAGTGATGTAGACGAAAACGAAGAATTAGTAAAAGAATACTTCAACTCCAAAAAGAACTTATGGAATGAAAAACACGACATAACAATAAAAGGTTATGATGTGGAGTTATATATGCAAGATACTGAGGAACCTCACGTATCCAGTGGAGTATATTCAATTATGTGGGATGGATGGGTTGTTAAACCAGATATCACTAAAAAAGAAATAGATTCTAAAAAAGTAGGACAAAAGGTGAACAATATAATTGACGCAATACATGACATATATTATATGTACAAACACGAAGACTATGATAAAACCATAAGAATGATTAAAAATCTTAAAGAAAAAATTAAGAAAATGAGACAGAATGGTTTAGATAGAGAAGGTGAGTATTCCTTTGAAAATATTGCGTTTAAGGTATTGAGGAGAACTATGTATTTAGATAAATTAAGTGAGATAGAAACTAAGGCATATGATAAATCACTTACTTTAGATGAATCCAAAATAAGACTTAAGAATATATTATAATTTAATTTGTGTTTTTTTATAAAAAATGCAATATTTATTTAATAAAATATAATTATGGAAACATTAGGGAATTTTAGGTTAATGGAATTAAGTACAGATGCGGATTTCGTAAATAACGTATATTCTGCATTTATAATAATAGACAATACAGGTGCACCATTTACGATTAATGGTACCACATATACACCACCTAATGAATGGGATGGTCAAGTTATCCCACTACGAATTAACGGTAACACAACAACACCAAATAGTAATTTAATGTTATTAGGGAATCCTAAAGATCCAGCATTAAATGTACCTACTGGCTTAATAAGTTCTACTGGTGGTACTGAACAATATCAATTTGTAAACATTAAAACAGGTTTACCAACTAACGGATAAAACGAAATAAATATAAAAAAAATGAGAAAAAATATTAATCCAAAATCATTAAAAGGTCAAGACAAACTAAATAGGATGTTGGGACTTATGGATAGAATGAATACTTTAACTGAAAGTAAATCATTTTCAGAATTAGAATTAGTCAAAAAAGGACCTAATGGTATTGTTTATGGTGTCATTAGAGAAAATCATGATTACTTCATTAAAACTTCAAATAAAACTTCTGGACAATTCTTAGCAGAAGACTTTAGTTATATCGGAGGACTACAAAACAAATATGATGAAAGATATAAGTCATATGCAGAAGCAATTAAACATTTGAATATGAAGTTTGATATGTTGAATGAGTCATATGGTATTGACTCTAACACAAACATTTTTGAATCTGATGGTGTCGCTTTTGGTGGTGGTGCAGGATTTGGGTTTGTTATGGAAGAAGATGATTCACTAAGTAAAACAAAAAAATGTGCAATTAGAAACCTAAAAATAGAAAAGGTGTTGACTACGGAAATAGAAAAGAAAATTAATGAGTATGTAGATTTTAATGAATTGTCTGACTATTTGCAAGACTTACCTGTTGGGACTGGTCGTGTAATTAACTGTGTGACCACTACCTTAAGGGTATATGAACCGGAGTTTAGACTACATGAAGATGAAGACGAAGAAAAAAATGAGGAAAAAGAAATTATTTCTGACGCAGATTCAGACTTAGAAGAACAAAAGAAAGTTCTTAAAGTTGATGCACCTAAATCAGAAGAACCTGTAGAGGATGAAGTTGATGTAGAAATGGGTGGTGATATTGCAGATGTTGAGTTTGATGAAGAAACTGAAGAAGGTGGAGATGAGTTCGGAGATGAAAGTATGGAAGATGAAGAAGGTGATGAAGACGGAGACACTAAAAAGATTCAAAAATACACTGGTAAAATCGGACAGATGTTAAGGGATATGGATGAAGCTGATTTGGATTTAGAAAAATATGTAATCAACTCAATTATATCGGCAATGCATTTAGATGAAATGGATGAAGAAGATAAAGAAGATATTATCGAAAAAATAGAGAGTGGTGATGAAGACGAAGAAGGTATGGATGATTTCGATATGGAAGGTGGCGACGAAGAAGTAGATATGGATTTAGACGCTGAGGAAACTACTGAAGAAACACCAGAAGAAGGTGGTGAGGAATTATCTGAAGGTGAGGACAAAGAAGATGACGATAAAGAAGTTGTTAAAGTTAAAAAAGAACAACTTAAAATGTTAGAGGAAGAAGGTATTTGTACCTGTGGTGATAAATGTTTAATTTATCCAGGTGCGAAAGACGCTAAAGCAGAAGACTTATTAAAACAAGGTGCCAAAAGTGGTAAAGAATGTATTATATTGACAGACGATAATATGTCAGATTTAAAATCTGAAGGTGAATGTAAGTGTGGTGATGTAAAAATCAAATGTAAAAAAGATAAAGAAGAAAAAAACGAAGGTAGAGTTTTTTCTAAAAAACAATTAATGGAATCTTTTTTAAGAAATACTACAAAAAAATCACTTAAAAGAGTTTTAAAAGAAAGAAGAGAACTTTGTGAACAATGTGGTAGTAGATTAACTGAAGGAATGTGTATGGAATGTGGACCAAACGAACACCATATGGGATCTAAGGCGACACATAAAAAATACCCACATTATGATAAAGAGGCGTACATTATGGATGAAGAAGATATAATGAATGAAAAACTTGTCGGTAAACAACACAAATTAGATAGAAACAAAAATGGTAAGGTAGATGCGGAAGACTTCAAAATGTTACGTAAAGGTAGAAAAGATAGAAGACGTAATATAGATGAAGAAGAAATGGGTGTTATGGACGCAATTGCGACAGGACAAGGATACTTAGACGCTACAGGTGATTTAGATAGAGACTTCGATGGTATTCCTAATCGTTTAGATATGGATAACAACGATGATGGTGAATTAGACTTTTCAATGAATTCTGATAAAGGAGAAGATTTTATCGAATTAGATATTGATTTTTTAAGAAACTCTGAAGCACCAGTTAAAGAACCAGGAATTAAAGAACCTACAACTAAGCCAGGTAAAGGAGATAAGTGGAGAACTATTAAAAGACCTAAAGTTGATCCAAGACCTAAGGCAGACACAAGAATGGACAGAAGTGAAAAACCTCGTCCATCTTACAGAAGAAGAGGTATGTTTAGATAATGAACTTAGTCTATATAAATAAAATAGGACAAAACTGGAAGGGGAATTACATTTATGAGTTCCTCTTTTCGGATATATTAAAAGACATAGACGGAGAAGGGTGGGACTCTTATCCATCATCGGGTAACCCAGAACCACCAGAAGGAAAATTTATAAAAAAGTCAGGTACACTAAATACTGATTTAAAATTAGATTTAGTACAAGAATCTGACTCATTTGCAATGTGGGACGCAGTTGATGGTATCGTTGCAATGGCTTGGGAAAATATGGAAGGATATGATGAGTATCCAGATAAAAGATTATATTTTTCATTTGGTGAAAAAATTTCTTCGGTAGAAGATAAACTTTATGAAAAAGATATGGTAATAATGTATGAAAAAGAAACAATAAACACATAAGTTATGGGAAAGAAAATAAAAATTTACGAATCAGAAATTAAAAGAGCAACTAGACGTAAGTTGATGGAAAATTATTTAGATGAAGACTATGAGATGAGAGACACTTATAGTAAAAGAGATTTTAAACCAACACCTAGAGAAAAAGGTATTGAGGGGGTATTTGGTAAGTATGGTGACGATATGGATCCTGCGGTTATTAGATATATGAGAAAAAATCCAGACGCAATCTTAAAAAGAATGGCGAAACAATATCCTGAGATTTATATGAGAAATGCACCAGTACAACCTGACTACAGAGACTATCCAGAACCAATAGATGTTAGTAACCAATATGACGAAGATGGTTCCTATATTGGTGAGGCGGAAGAAACAACTGTTAAACAAACCAAATATACACCAGATGAAGTAAAAAGAGCAGAACAAGAAGGTGTAGGTATATCTGTTGATGGGTCTGTCACACTAGATAAAGATGGTGGGATGACAGTAACAACTAAAAACGAATCAACAAAAGACTTATTTAAAAAATTCTTAAATAAAAGATAATGAAAAAAAAGGACATATTAAAAAAAATAATGACTGAGAATTTTTTAAATAAAAAACAAAGTAAATATTATTTTAATATAAACGAGTCCAAAAAGGAAAAAGAAAGCCCAATCCATAAAAAAAAGTGGGAACGTTGCGTTAAAGATGTAAAAAAACAAAATAAAGAAAGGGGAGAAGATTATAACCCATATGCAGTTTGTACCGCATCTATAGGTTATGAAGGTTCTATAAAGAAACCACATAGAAGAAAAGAATCTATTAATCCTAAAATGAAAAAAGGTGAGTTAATAGAATACGTAAATACTAAGAAAACAATGAATGAGTCTAGAGGTAAAAAATTATATATTGTACCAGAATTAGATAGAAGGGAATTTAGTGTAATTGTAGGTTGGTTAGAAAAACTTAGGGAAAGTGGACTCATTAACATGTTTGGTGCAGCCCCAATACTTAATTGGACTAAAAAAGATCTACATAGATGGTTATACGGACAAAGCATGGATTTAGAGTCTTTAGAACAACAAAAAGAAGAATTAGAGTATGATATAGAAAACGAAGGGGAAGACATTGGTTTATATCAAAGTGAATTAGATTCATTAGAAGAAAAAATAGAAATCATTAACTATTTACTAGAGAAAAAACAAGCAGTTAGAGATGTATTAATCAGAGCAGCATTAAAAAGAATTGATAGAACTAATGGTGACCACGAAACTAGAAACGTACAGAGAGTGTTTGAAAAATTAGCCAATGAAGCTTTCCGTATGTGGACATCAGTAGTTTATGATTGGTAATATAAAAAAAATATTAAAATGAAAAGAAAAAATATTATAAGTGAAGTTACAAAAAGAGTTCTTAGTGAGAAATTAAGAATTAATAGGATTGTAGAAGCAATTGAATATGATCCAGAACATCCCGAAAGAATGAATCCAGATATAGAAGGTAAACTTAAAAGTGGTGAACATATTTTTGGTAAAAGTAAGTCTATGCCTGTGGGTTCTGATTTACAAAATTATTCTGAAAAAATGGCTAGTAAAAGATTTAAAGAAATCATTAATAAAGTAAAAAGATATCATGGGATACAAAACATAAGCCCTATGATGATGCAACAAATGTTTCAGATAATGAGTGAAGTAAGTCAAATAGAAACAAGACATAAAGATGCGTTAGAACAATTAGCGATAGATATTGTATCAGAAGAGTTTGATATTCCAGATCAAATGTTAGAGGCAACCCTTTCACCTCCAGGTACTGATTTAGGTTTTGGGGATGATGAAGAAGAAGAAGAAGATGATGATTATGATTCTGACTTTAATGTTCCTAAATCACCAAAAAGTGCACAAAGAATGGAAGAGTTAGAAATGGAAGTTGACAAAAGGAGAGTTATAAACGCTTTGATGCAAGGAGCTTCTAAAAAAGGACACTATATTTTCCATATGGTTGCAGATGAATTAGATTCTATCGACCCTAGACTTATGGGATTATATGGTAAACTTATGTCACTTGCAGATTTCCAATATTGGATTATACCTGATAGTGCAATGGGTGGACAAACTGGTGGTGTAGAGAAGATAGAATGGAGAAAAGCTGAGGCGCCAGAAGATGAGGATGAAGAAGAAGAAATGGAAAAAGTAGATATCGAAGAAGATGATGAAATTCCTGTTGTAGTTGCAAAAGCGTGGATATTTCCATTGTTAGTACACGAATTAATCAAAGGGACATTAGAATTATCTGCAATCAATTGGGCAGATGGACACTTAGACTTTGAAGAACAGGCGGAAGTAATTAAAAAGGCAGACACAGTAGAAGGTGAGATTTGGGGAATGAGATTAGGTCCAGGCATGTGGGAAAAATTCTTAGATTGTGTAGGTAGTGATAATTACGATATGAAACAATGGTTATTTCAAGAATTAACTAAGTTACCAGCGAAACAATTTCACGAATTTATGAAAGAAATTTTAAGTGGTAGTCAAAAATGTAAAGAAGTTATCCAAACCCTAAAAGATATTCATGAAGATGAACCATCAGAAGGTTTAGATGATATTTTAGGTGATACTGGATATGATGATATGGATGATATATTAGACAATTTAGGTGATGAACCTAAAGAAGAACCTATAGTGTCTGAACCTAAAGAAGTAGACTATTCTGAGATGTCACCTAGAGAAATACAAGATTTAATTGATGATGCGTTAGACAATGGTGATTTTGAAACTGTAGAAAAACTTCATAAGTATATATAAGATTAATTTTTAATATATAACCAATCCCATCAATAGGTGGGATTTTTTATTTTAAATCAATATTTATTAATAAAACAAATAATGTTAGAACCACAAGAGTTAAAACTATTTAATAAGATATTAAGTAAGTTGTTTAAAAAATATGATGACGGATATAGTATACCCGATTATATATCTGAGGTAGATGAGTTATTAGGTTCAGATAGTTATTCACATGAAGAGATTATGTTTGGGGTGTTTAATTTTTTCACCAATGTTTTAGGTGAAGACCCTTTTGATTACGCTGGTTACGAAGAAGATAACCTTTTAAGAAATAATGTTAGTGACCCTTATAAAATTTTAAATGGTACAGGGTGGATAGATAAATATTTTACATTAGATACGTTTATCATACAACCATCAAAAGAAAATAAACGTAAAGTACCTAAATCTGTTTATGGGGATATTCAAATAGAAGGGAATAAAATATATTTAATCTGTGATAATTATGAGGAATTATCTATATTATTTCATGACGATGATAGGGATACCGCAGAAAGAGTTTTGTCAGGAGATCCAGATATATATGGTTGGTTTGATGTAGATTTTGATAGTGATGTGTGGGATAATCTAGACGAAAAATCTTTACAACACATAAAAGAATATATTATAGAAAATAATTTTATTGGTAGGCAGTTTGATGGTGTTCCTGGAAGATATGACGAAGACGACCCATATGGAGATGGGTTAAGGGAAGATATGTTATTAGATAATGATTTGTTGGGTGAGTTAATTGAAAATGAAAGTATGTTTGGTAATTTAGCCTTAGAATTGAAAAACTTATATAGGTGGGCGTATGAATCTGCAGCAGAAAGCGAATTACATGGGGATATGATGAAAGAAGTAATTTCAGTTATTGGTTCTAAACCTGAATGGGATATGGTAAAATCAAAAAAAGAAGGTGGTTCTGATAAACATATACTTAAATTTGATGTGACGGATAAATTTATGGAATACAACATTAACTATTTAGAGTGTCAAGGAGAATTTCCTCAAGATAATGAATATTACTTTTTAAATGTCATAGAAGTATTATTAGATTGTGAGGGTGAAATGTTACGAACTCCAGATATGGGTTATTTTTATCCCAACCACATAAAAGTAGAAGAATATTTTAATGATAACGTATTAGGTAATTTATGATATGAAGATTAAACTAACAGAGAGTCAATTAAGTAGAATAGTAGAGGATAATTTACACCCTAAAGAAGAACGTTTTCTTAATAAGTTTTTCGAAAGGGTTGAACTTTTAAACCCTATGAGTGCGTTAGATGTATATTTTAAAGAATTTGGTTTTGATGAACGTATGTTTAAACATAGTAAGAAAATACGTGATTGGTTTGAAAATACTATTTTACCTAGATTAAGAGGGTATCACATACAAAGGATTGATACCCGTTTAATCCCAATATTAGACATCTTTATAGAAGAAGAAACAGAAGAGATAGTTGGTAGTGATAAAAATCCATTAGAAAAATATAATTCTTTAAGTAAGTTACAAAAGTTAATAGTAGATAGGTTTGAGATTAGGGGTGTTGAATCTAAAATTTTAAAAGAAATTATGGGTGGTATGGTTGATGACGTAGTATCTTACTTATTTGATAATTATGAACCTAGAGAAGCAATTAGAATTGCATCTAATATTAAAAAAAGTATGAATTATACAAATGATGTAGAAAATCTTTCTCGCACAGTTAAAGATTTTGCAGAAAAAAATGGGATTGTTTTATTTGAAAAAATGAGAGGTGGTTATACTTTTAAAAGGAAGGATGATACTATGATTAGAGATTTAGTAAACTATATGAATGACACCCCTAAAAAAACAAAGAGAGGGTTTTTAAATTACATTGGTAGTCAGGATTCGCCAGGACAATTTTCTCAGTTTTGGAGTGCCGCAAACGTTGCTGGTATTATACAAAAGATAGGTGGTGGTAGTAATGTTACATATAAATTAGGTCCTAACTATAATGCTTTCGAAGAAGGTAATTTAGTTGCATTTTAACCATTTAATCATATTTATATAAAAAAGAGTTATGGATAGAGCGGAACAATTGAAAATATTTGCTCGTTGTTTGGGAGATCCTATTTATGGTATTGAAACGTTTTTAAAGACATTTGATTTAACACAAGAAGGTATGGTACCTTTTAAATTGTTTTATAAACAAAAAGAAGTAATTAAATCCTATGAAGAGTTCAATCGTAATTTAGTTACCAAACCTCGACAGGCAGGTGTGTCTACTACTACTGCCGCTTATATTGCAGTCAAATCTGCATTTGGTGACCCCGATAACCCTAGTAAAGTGTTGATACTGGCGAACAAACAGACACTAGCACAAGAATTCTTAAAAAAAGTTAAAGACTTTTTAGATCAGATACCTTATTGGGTTTGGGGTTTAAATGAAGGTAGTGATTATTTAGAGATAAACTCAAAGGGACACCTTAAATTAAAATCTAATGGTTGTGAGATTAGAGCACTTGCAACATCTAAAGACGCATTAAGGGGTTTTACGCCAACATTTTTAGTTATGGATGAAGCAGCCTTTATTGACAACGGTTCTGAGGTATTTGGTGCAGCATTGGCATCGTTAGGTACTGGTGGTAAGATTGCATTAATATCTACACCAAATGGTATGGATCCTCTATACTATAAAACCTATGATAAGTCTAAAACAGGTGATAATAACTTCAACTTAGTAGAAATGAAATGGTATCACGATGTTAGGTATAATAGAGGACTTTATTGGGTTAGGGGTGAAGATGAGGAAAAAGAAGAAATAATATGTGATACGGTAGATAGGACTAAGTTAAGATGGGAATATATGGATAATATATATGAAACTGATGAATCTACAATCGAATATTATGAAGTAATGATAAAGGATGGTTGGAAACCTTTATCCCCTTGGTATGAAGAGATGGCTGCAGATATGGGTGACCCTAAAAAAATCGCACAAGAGCTTGATGTATCATTTATTGGTTCAGGGGGTAATGTTGTCGATGATGAGTATGTAACATATCACGAAGAAAATTTCGTAAAAGATCCTGAATTTGCTTCTGAGATTGAAAAGAGTATGTGGATTTGGAAAAAACCTGAAGTGGGACATAAATACATAATGGGGGTTGATGTCAGTAGAGGGGATGGTAAAGATAGTTCCACTATTGTGATATTAGATTTTGAGAATTTAGAACAAGTTGCGGAGTTTAAATATAAATTACCTCCTGATATGTTAGCAGAGATGGTATATAAGTATGGTAATATGTATAATGCATATACTATAGTAGATATTACAGGTGGTATGGGTGTTGCAACAGTCTTAAAACTTTTGGAAATGGACTATAAACATCTACATTATGATGACCCTAAAAGTAGAAAATTATCTGAGAAATACGCAAAAACTGCATATAAACAAGGTGATAAAGTACCAGGATTTAATGTTGGGAACACTCGTTTACAGATGGTATCTGAATTAGAAGAACATATTAGAGAAAATAAAACCATTATACGTTCACAAAGGATGATATCTGAACTTAGAACTTTTGTTTATAAAGGTGGTAGGGCTGATCATATGGAAGGTTATCATGATGATATAATTATGGCATATGCGATGGCAATATTTATAATACAAACTTCCTTTAAGAAATTAGAACATGTTGAGAAACAAACTAAAGCTATGTTAGATAGTTGGGTAAATACAACAAATAAACAAAGAGACACTATGTTTAGTGAAGAAAAACACATAAATCCTTTCTACACTAATACCCCAACATATAATCCAAAACAATCAAATAATAGTAATAATGATAATGGTGATTATAATTGGTTGTTTGGAATTAAATAGTATTTAGTTTTTCTATATATTTATTATAATAGTAACAAAGTATATTAAAAGAAAATGGCAAGAAAAACAGTATTTCAACAATTAAATGATTTATTTGGACCTGACGTTAATCGTCAACAAAGTAAATCTAGGTATTCTATAAACGATAAAGAACTTTTAAAAACTAAGTCTAAAGAAGAGTACGACTATGAAAAGTTAAAAAGACAACAAGATGCATACCTCGCAAATCAATGGCAGAAAGTAGATAATGAAATATATCAACACTCCATATATTATGAAACTACTAGATTAGCTTCATATGCAGATTTTGAAGGTATGGAATTTTTTCCAGAAATTGCGGCAGCTTTAGATATTATGATGGAAGAGTCTACTACACTAAATCCAGATAATAAAGTGATTAATATTTTTTCTGAAAGTAGAAGGGTTAGAAGAATATTAGATGATTTATTTTTTAATAGATTAGATATTCACACATCATTACCAATGTGGACTAGAAATGTTTGTAAATATGGTGATGACTTTTTATATCTAAGTATTGATAGTGACGATGGTGTGACAAGTGTAAAACAATTACCAAACATAGAAATTAGTAGAAAAGAAAACTCTGGTTTTGGTGAAAACTCTATGAATGCTGATACAGATAAATTTAATCCAGTTAAGTTTATATGGGGACAAAGGGATATTGAATTTAATGCTTGGCAAGTTGCACATTTTAGATTATTAGGTGATGATAGAAGACTTCCATATGGTACATCTATGTTAGAAAAAGCTAGAAGGATATGGAAACAATTATTACTTTCTGAGACGCAATGCTAATATATAGGGTAACAAGAGCACCAGAGAGAAGAATATTTAAAATATTTGTAGGTAATATTGACGAACAAGATGTACCATCTTATGTAAATAAAATTGCTGATAATTTTAAAAGGAGTCCTGTAATCGATCAAAACACAGGACAGATAGATACTAGGTATAATCAAATGGCACAAGATCAGGACTATTTTATTCCAGTTAGGGATGCGAGTGCACCATCACCCATAGAAACATTACCAGGTGCAACTAACCTATCGGAGATTGCGGATATACAGTATCTACAAAAAAAGTTATTTACTGCACTTAGAGTACCAAAACCATTTTTAGGTTTTGAAGAGGTGAATGGTGAAGGTAAAAATTTGGCATTACAAGATATTAGATTTGCTAGAACTGTTAATAGAATTCAACAAGCAATGTTACAAGAGTTAAATAAGATTGCGATAATTCACTTATATATTTTAGGATTAGAAGATGAATTAGAAAACTTTACTTTAACTCTTAACAACCCTTCAACACAAGCTGAAATGTTAAAGATAGAACAAACTCAATTAAAAGTTACACTATATAAAGATGCGGTATCTGATGCTGGTAACGGTTTTGGTTCAATGTCTATGACGAGAGCTAGAAAAGAAATCTTAGGTATGTCAGAAGAAGATATTAGAAATGATTTAGAACAACAAAGATTAGAAAAAGCGGCAGCAGCAGAAATGGAACAAACTGCAAACGTAATTAAGAAAACAGGTATCTTTGATAGAGTTGATAAACTTTACGGTGATTTCTCCGCATTGACAGGTGCAGCACCAGCAGAAGGTGGTGAAGAAGGTGGTGGAGATACTGGCGGTGAAATGGCAGGGTTCGGTGGTGAGTCAGGTGGTTTAGAATCTGCAGCAGATAGTTTAGCTGGTGGTGAAGCATCTGCAGCAGAAACAGAAACGGCAGTAGAATCTACTAAAGATAAAAAAGAAAATCTTTTATTAGAACAAGAAAAGAGAAAATACGAAGAAAAGGTTAAAAAATATCAAGGTATGTATTTAAATAGACTAATGGAAAGTTTAGATAAAGATGAAAAGGTATTTAACTTAGATGACGTAGAAAAAGATACGGAAATACTAAATTCTAAGATTAGTGATATCACAAAAGAAATTGATAATTTAACAAAATAGATCTTTTTTATAAATTCAGAATATTTATTAATAAAAAAGAACATGAGTAATTTTGGTAATATAAAAGATACCTTTAAAAATTTAGTTATTGAGTCTACAATTAAAAAAGACATTAAGGGTAAAAAACTATTTTCTAAGTTTTTAAAAACAATCAAAGAAAACGAAACACTAAAGAATCAGTATCTAATTTATAGTAATTTACAAAACACTAAATTTGATGATAAAACTGAGGCTATAGATTTTGTTAAAGAAAATATTTATTTGTTAAAAGGTTTAAACGAAGAACACATTAATAAAGGAAATGAATTTTTTCTTAAAATTCTTAAAGGTAATGAAATTGTAAAAGAAAATCAAGAATTTTATAATAAGATAACATATTTAGTTAATACAAAAAAAACACCTTCTAATATTAAGAAGATTAATGAAACAATTAATTTTATTGTTAATCCTATGTTAGAAAAAGAAGTTACTACTGAAGAGGTTGTTACAGAAAGTGTTGATTTACCACCTAGCGTATTAACAAAATTGGCGGTTAATAAATTTAACTCTAGATATTCTAATATTTCAGAATCAGAAAAAGAAATTATTAAGACAGTTCTTAATGGTAGTAATGAAGATAAAGAAGAAATATTTAATAAACTAAAAAGAGAGTGTATTGATGCTATCGATAATAAATTAAATGAGTCTTCTGATTTGGATTTGAAAGGTAAACTTTTAAAAGTTAAAGATAAGTTATTGAATACTAATTTTAGTTTAGAAAATTTTAAAACGGATATAGGTAAGATTTATGATTTAAATGAATCTATATAATAATAATAATAATAATAGGAAAAAAAAGAAAAATGAAAATTAAAAAAAATGGAAAAATCGTAAATCTTACAGAATCAGACTTACGAAAAATTGTTAAGAGAACATTAAATGAAAGTACTGGTGATGATTTTGATATGACAGTATCTTACACTGACGCTAAAGGTAATGAAATTAAATTTAGAAATTTTACTGACATAAATAATGCAATGAAAGATGGTAAAATTGATAAGAGTCAATTAAAAGAATTGTTCTCAGATAAGTTACCTGCAGGGTGGTCAAATTTTGTTGACTCATTTTGTAAATAAATATACTCTTAAAAAAACGGATTAGGACCGTTATTGTCTACGGACAATATATTACCCACTAAAGTTCGCTACTATAGTGGGTTTTTTCATGTCTAAAATTTGACATTTCGCGTCACAATCATTATAATTGTAATATACAAACTTTAAAAATAACAAAAAAATGAAAGAAATGATTAATGAAATTAGGAAAAGAAATCAAATTAGATTTATTAGACAACTACAAAACTAAAATTGGGACAGTTAATAACAAAGAATCTAAAAGTCTATACATCAACTTATGTGCGTGGGGACAACTAAGTGAATTAGATGAAAACTTAAATTACGATTACTATTTACGTAACGTAAGAAAAAAAATAAAACAAAAACTAAACAACTCTTTAAACAAAGATTTATTTCACAACCATAAGTATATGGTAGATCTAGATATGAGAACTTCAGGTTTATCTATTGAGAAAAGAAGTTTTATGAGTTGTGAGATAACACTATACCAAAAGAAGTATCTTCCTTTAAACAAACCAAGAATTGTAGATAACACTAAACAGATTATTAAAGATGTTGTAACCGACTGTTTGGAAAACAATTCTATTTTTACTTTCTATAGAACTAAAAAGTAATTTTTTTAACATAGTGATATATTTATAATTAAAGTATATCATTATTATGGAAATATTAAAGAAGAACGAAATTAAAAAGAAAGGTATCCTTATCGAATATGATGCAGGATATATTTCTCCAAAAGATAACCGACACTTTATTAGTGAGATGACAAAACTATCAAAAGGTGAACCTATTATAGAGGAACCTTTAATAGTTTATGCGGTTATGCAGAAATATGGGGTGGAAAATAGAAACGAAAGAGTATATCCTGAAGCATTACTTAGAAGAGAAGCGGAAAATTACCTTAAACTTATTAAAGAGAAGAGAGCGTTAGGTGAAGCGGATCATCCTGAATCGTCTATTGTTGCAGTAAGTAGAATTTCACATAATGTGGTAGACTTATGGTGGGAAGGTAATGTACTTATGGGTAAATTAGAAATTATTATGTCACCAGGATTTGTAAATCAAGGAATCATATCTTGTGAAGGTGATAGAGTAGCGAATTATTTAAGAAAAGGTTTAAAGATTGGTGTATCGTCTAGAGGTGTAGGATCTTTAGAAAAAGAAGGTGGTAAAAATATAGTACAAGATGACTTCGAATTAATTTGTTGGGATATTGTTACTTCACCATCAACACCAGGATCTTGGATATATAGTGATGAACCTTCTAGAGAACAACAAATGTCAGAATCAAATACTAAAAAAGAAGATAGTATTTTGAAAGATGGTTTAAACAATTTTCTATTAGATTAATAAAAAAACACACTTTTTAGATTTATTGCATATTTATTAATTAAACGCATAGTAATGCGTTAATAATAATAATATTTTAAAAAAAATAAAATTAAAATGGCTGAAAAAAAGAAATCAATCATCGAAGAGGCTTTACTAGAAGCAAAGTCTTTAGAAGATGCCTTAAAAGCCAACACGAAAGAAATGCTTGCGGCACATATGTCCAAGGAATTTGAAAGTATCGTTGAGTCGTCTTTAAAAGAGAAAGACGAAGAAGTCAAAGAAGAAGAAGCTGAAGAAGTTTCTGAACAAATGGATGACGATGCTATTGAAGGGTCTGATGATGAAAAAGAGGAAGTAGTTGACTTAGATGTTGATGAAGATGAAGATGAAGTGGAAGACATGATAGACATGGAAGATATGGATTTAGATTTAGATGTCGATTCTGATGAAGATGAAGTTGATGACGTTGAACTTGATTTGGATACTGAACTAGACTTAGATGCTGGAGAAGGTGAAGAAGAAATGGATGACGTTGAGATGGATTTAGAATTACCTATGGATATGGACATGGGAGGAGAAGATGTAATAGACTTAACAGGTGCGCCTGATGACGAAGTTGTTAAAGTATTCAAAAAACTCTCTGACGATGATGAAGTAGAAGTAGTGAAAGATGAAGACGGTATTCATTTAACAGATAACGAAACTGGAGCAGAGTATTACATTAAAGAATCTATGGATGAATTGGAAGAAATGATGAACGAAAAAGAGTATTGTGCCGAAGGAGATTGTGGTGGAATGGGTGAAACCATTTACGAAATCGATCTTGATGAAGATTCTGACATCGCTGAAATGATGAAAGAAATGGACATGGAAGAGGGACATTATGAAGAAGGTTATCATATGGAAGGTAAGGACATGGAAGAAGGTCACTACA